TTGGTTTTTCAACAATTGGTTTTTCAACTTCAACGACAACTTGTTGTACAACATATTTAGTAACTATTTCCGGCTCTAATGATTTGTAATAGCCTTTTGTGGTTGTATGACCAATTACTAAACCAATTAGAGCGCAATATATTAAACCAATAGTGCCAAGTATTGGTGATGATTTTATCTTCATTTTCCTCCAAAGTTTTAGGGTTTGCGTTGTAACGCATTAGCATTAGCATTTAGAAGAAACCGAAAGCAAATCAACAACTTTACTTTCGCTTTCTTAATCTAGATATAATAATCAGCCTCCTTTACTCATCTTCTTTAAATAGTGCTTCGCCAAACTTATCTGCAAGATTTGGGTGAAGAATTGAAATATTTGCCATTCTAAGACGAATATCTGTATTGTATTCTTCCAAATATTGCGACCAGGCTTCTCTGGCACTAATACCTTTTTCTGTTGCAATTTTTTCTATCAAAGTCGTAATGTGTAGCATACAGCCAAATAATAGACCTGGCATACCACTAGGGTTATGCGCAATATCGTTACCTATGCTTTTGCAAACGGATCCAATAATTTTTGTGTTTGATGTAAACCAGCTAGAAACTAATTGAGCAATGAAATCTGTATACAGAGTATCATTTGTACTCAAATTTTGTTCATCTGGTTCCCATTTAAAATCTTCATTCATAATAAAATCCTATCAGTTGATGTTCCTTGTTTAATATTGCCCTTGTATATTCAATACGATTGTTATCTATCCATTCTACCAAATCAAATCTACTTTGTCCAATTAAAGTATTTCTGACTTGTTTGTAATCATATATCACCATCTCCTTTCTTTCCATTTCCAATATCGCCTCTAATAATTGCTTTTTCAAATTCAGCAATGGTCATTCCTTTCTGTATAATATCATTAAAGTATTCTATATTCTTTGTTAATTCTCTGTAATTGGAAGAATTTGGATTATAAAAGTATTCTTTAAGATGACCAATTTTGTTTTGGCCGGTTGAATATTCAAATATTCTTGCGTTCCAATTGTCTGGTTTAAAACCAAACTCATTTTCACACATTTGTTTTGCTCTACTAACTGCTTCTTGTACGGAATTAATAGAATCTACTTTAACTGGTAGTCTAAATTCTACAATATAGTATTGATCAAATTTAGGCATATCAAGCCAAAATGTACGCTATTACTACTATGATAGCAAGAGGCAAAATAAGTATTGCTACTGGAATCAATAATACTGAACCAATTGAAAGCAAAAATATTCCCCAACAACACCACAAGAAAAATGTAAACTTTGACACTTAGCCCACCCTTTTAATTTGTGAATCTCGTGGAACTTTGATGATAAAATGTTCACCTGATTCATCAACAGAACATACGCCTGATTTTGAATCAATAATGTGGTTTGAATCCAACCTAAATAGTAACTTGCCAATACGAACTAAATGCCAACCGAAATTTGGTAGGTATTCTATGACATAATCCAGAGTTCCATACAAAGGCAAATCTATTGTTTTAATTTTAATTTCACCTTTATGGAGAGAAATCGGAGTCTCCTTGTAAAGTTGTAACATAAGATGACTTAATCTTTTGTCTGCCAAATTGCGGAACTCACGGAACATACTATCAGTAATACCACTTGAATAGTGGTCATATTCATGAATTATTGTTGCCAATATTGCTTTGATTGTACCGTTCTCTGCCAAGTCTTTAGAAATCAAAATTTTTCTTTCTTCCTTGCTTGACATATTAATTGTAATGCCCTCAATAGATACTTCTTCATTTGGTTTAAACACAGCAAGTGGATTCAGCATTTCACCTAGTCCCGGTTCAAAAAATGATGCAATCTTCATTGCTTCAACAAGTTTTGGATATTGATCAACATCTTCTTCGATATCGAACTTAGCGCTTTCGGAGATACAATCTTCACCTTTGTCAATAGCACAACCTATTGTTAGAAATATAAAAGCAGCATTTGTCGTAACAACAATTGGTCTTTTGCCAGCAGTCTTTACCAAAGAAATAAAGCCAGCAATTAGTGCTTGCTGTGGTGAAACGATTACTGCATTTTTCCCATTAACTTCGTGAAAACATTCTTTCCACAATTTAGATGGCGAAGTGTATGCCCAATGAATTTCACTAATCTCTGTAAATTCAATTAGATTATAATTAATGACCTTATCCAACAAATAATTTTTAATTAGATCCTTATCTTGACACTGGGCAATAGCTTTTGAAATCTTGACACGCTCAGTATTAGGATATTTCAGAGCGCGCTCTTCATTCATTTCTGCATTTTTAAGGCAATAGTCAAACAAACTAATTCTGTCATTGTCATTATATTTGTGAACCAACACTGTCTTGTGATAGATTCGTTCAGTCATATCATACTTTTTAAGAAATGATACCCCGTTATATTCACAGTCATAAATGACTTCTCTGTTCTCAGAGAAATATATTTCATGATCATTATAAATTTTAAACATATTCGGTGTTGCACGAATATATACAGCAAATTCATAAGGAACTTGTTTAATTCCGTCAACAAGTTCTTTGCGCCATTCACCGTTATCTTTGGCATTAGAGATAACTTCACGATAAATTTGCCATTCGCTATCCCAACTCAAAGTACCAGCATCAATAGTAAAAGAAGATTCTTTTACATATGTGTCATAATCATACACAACGCATTGAATTCCATCTTCTTCTCTTGATCTATATCTAAGTTGATAATCACCCTTGTCGTCAAAGCCAACAAATACAAAATCAATATTCATTCTCAATGCTGAGATTGGGGCATATTTAATACCTGAGCCAAATTGACCAATTGTATCTGGGTCTGACCTTTTGGTTGAAAGACCAAGTTTTTCCAAATGCAGTCTATTAACCCCGGCTGACTTATTCGATATCCTGATGTATTTCATAATTACCTTTCTGTTATTTATTAGTAAAGTTAATAGTTACCTTATTGAATTCTTCAATAATTCTTTCCTTAGTAACTTGGAACAAATCCAAGCCATTAATAAACTGTTTGAATTGCTCAACAGTAATTGATGGCTCATTGTATAGTTCAGAAAGATATCCTGAAGTAATTGATGGCTCATTGTGTAGTTCAGCTGTAACTGTTTGCTGATTCAATTTATCAACAGTTTCTTGCATATAACCATCTTTATTCTTGAGATATTTTTCTTTCTCTTCGTTGATACGAACTTCAATTCTCTCATCAACGAATTGTCTCAATGAATTAGTAATGGTATGTTCATAAGTGCTTCCAGCACCACCTTGCTTTTCACGCAAATGCATAGCCAAGTCGTAACGAATTACATCAATCACAACCCTAGCTGCTTCTTTAGCAGTATTGCAAGTGCCACCAGCAATAAAATTGTGGAGTTGTGTATCTATCCATTCGTTAATTTGACTGTCTACATCAATATCATCTTTAACTTCACTAGCAATTTCACTAATATCAATATTGCGCTCAATGACTGTTTCAATATTGGTTTCTAGTGTATCAACAATTTCGTAAGCATTGCTTGAAATGTAGTCATTAATCCAATCATCAGCTTTCTCTTCAAAAGTTGTTTCAGCCGCTGTGCCAGCAATTTCATCAACTTTTTCTCGAAAGTCATCTGAGCTTACAACAAAATTTGTAAGCGTTCCAGATTGTTTAAGTCCTTCAATTACTTGATCTAGCGAAAGATTGATTTTGATTTCAACCTGATTACTTTGTACTTCTGGTGTCATTTTTGTCTCCTGTTTGCTTGGGTTTACTGTATTTCCTGCCGTTTCTGTTCTTTCTAGGTATTCCATATTTTCTCCTTAGCGGTATATTTCACCGATAGATTCACAATACATCTGACAAAATTCCATCATTGGATCGTCATCTTTTACTTCCATTTGAGCACCATCAAACCAATCTTGGAAATGATAAACCGCTCTATTGATAAATCCATCTTCATCAAGATAAACTTCAATAAAATCAGCAGGGCCACCCGTACTCAATTCAATTCTGATAACTGTTTGTTTGGAATGACCCAATGGGAACTCATATAAACTTGATTCATTGTACTCACTATTTTTGTAATACTCTTCAACAAATTGATCAACCGCTTCTTCAGCAGGTTCTTCATTGTATGTCTTTGTGTATTCCTCAACAAAACGATCACGCTCATCGATAACCTGTTCATCAAATTGACCATTTGTAGCCATAATCATTTTATTGATTGACTCATTCCTGGATTTGTATTCTCCAGCAATTCTGTCCTTACACCTTATTTTATCTGTCATATATTTTCTCCTATATTCCGTTGACCAAATCTCGCTCAGCTATTTCTCTACCCTTAATATATTCTTCAATAATATTTATATTAAGAGTATCTAAGTAATAGTCGTTTAGTTCAGCAGAAGGTGGATTGTCTACTTTATTCATTCTGTCGTGATATCCACGCGCAAAGTAATACTTTCTACTGAACGAAACGCTATGTACTTTCTTTGATGCCATTTAGGCTTTTGCCCAAACCTGTTGTGGCAACAGATTCATTGGGAAATCAGGAAGGCGATTTGTCGTCAATTTCACGTTGTATCTGCTGACAATAAGAAATGGCAAAGATGTAAATGTAACTGTTTGACCACTGCTAATCATAGCTTGAGCCTGAGCAATAACCAATGAAGGATTGCCAATCTTGGCTAATACTTCACTCATACGCTTTGGGTCAACTTTCTTACCATAACGATGATAAATGCAACCAAGAGCCGAAACCATTTGGTCACGGTACATTTCAGTGTTATTTGGATATGCAGTTTTGAGTGTTTCCAAAGTCTTAGCCAAAACTGAAGCGCCAGCATTTGTGTAAACTCTACGAACAGTAGCAACACATCTGATTTTGTTAATACCGGGGCCTTCTTCAAATGAAGCACCAACTTTTGCTACAACATTTGCAATACCAACAGCAATTGGGTCTCCAGACACAATGCCTGCCTTAAAGATTTGCGAAGGCGTTGGCTTTGTGTGTTCCTTATTGGTAAGAGCAAAGATTTGCGCTTCATCTTGGAGAGTCAAACCGAAATACACAAGCGCATTTACATTTGCATCTTTCATATTCATCTCATTCAAAGCGTGATAGCGATGGCTACCGTCAATGATTGCCAATGTGTTATCATCACGCATTGAGACTGTGATAACGCCAAGCAAATCTGGATTGAAATTCTTTACAATCCTATTGATCTTTGCTTTTAGTGGCTTCCGTTGATATGTATAATCAACGAACATTTCACTGACTTTGACCAATGACGACATCTTTGAAATATGTCCTTCATTAAAGTTTGCGCCAAGAGATTCGTATTTTGTAGCAATTGCTACATTTACAACTTTCTTGACTTCTTTTTGTGTTACTGTTTCAGCAGTGTTTTGTTTTAGCACGGCCTTCTCCTTTTCTTTGGTTTGTACGGTATTCTTTTTCCTTGGCATATTTGCCTCCTATTGGTTGGATATTGCTATTACATCACTACTTACTACTACTAAACTGCCAAACAAAGTGTCATTCATTTCTCTTGCCATCATCATATCAGCAATAGAAAGAGCCTCATCATATGTTTTGGCATATATTTCAGTTTCTTTGGTTACTTTGAGACAATACTTCGTTTCCATATTTAATCACCAATTCCTTGGCTTCCTCCTTTGTTAAATTAATAATTGATCTTGTAATTTTACCTCTTTCACGTGGCGTAAAGCCACCCCAAACACCAAACTTTTCCTGATTGCTTACAGCAAAAGCTAGGCATTCGTGAGCAACAACGCAATGATGACACATACTTTTTGCCAACTTAATTGTGTGCTTATCATCAGAGTAAAAATCAATCTGAGTAGCCGATTTTAGACAATAGGCTTTACTTCTCCAACTCTCACCCATATTTACTTCATCCATTTGATAGTTATCACTCATCACTATCCTTTCCAAAGTCTGATTCATAGAATGGTAGCATTTTAGATTCTTCTTCAAATTGCGGGATTATTTCTTCATTCGTTATTCTGAAATACTCTTGCCTTGTTTCTTCATCTGTACCAGACAAAATTGATTGAATGTGATACAGAATCGCAATAACTACACCGTATAATTTATCTTCATCTACTGTATCTTCATCATCGTGATACAAGTTAATAATATTCATCATAGCGACCATACGACTATTAGAGTCGTCATAATCAGTTTGTTCTATGAATGCTGTAACTTGTTTCAACAATTCGTGATAATCAGAAGCGTCAACTATACCATCTGGTACTGCGTCAGGCTCATTTTTATTAATATTGCTAAAATCGTAGGGATTAAACATTTTCCTCTTTTCTACAAGTTAGTACCAAATGGATGAACCTTCACAATACTCAGCAGCAAATTTTAACCACCAAGTTGCGTATAGCCAATCATTAATCATCTGTTTTTCATCACCCCCATCTTCTTTTTCACAGTACTCTTTTGCTTGATGAGCAAATTCTTCGGTATGTTCTGTCATATAGTTATGCATATCTAAACAATAATCTTTACTCATACCCTCAGTATTTTCATCAATACCTTCGCCATAGAATGAATATTCTGTATCAGCGTAAGCATCAGGATTGCCTTCAAGCAAACCTAAAAGAAAATTGCCATATTTTCCTCTATACCAACAAGCAGCTCCAAGCATTCCATAAGTTGGACGTGCTTCTTTTAGCAGAACTGCTTTTTCAAATTCATTTTTCCAAGGACAATTGCCATTCGCTATAGTTTGATCACAATCAATTCTTCCATCTTCTGAGAAAGAAGCAATACCTTGTGCGTGACAAGGATATTTGTGTGGAATGTTATCTAATCCCATTTTTTCACCATAGACTTTCTATGTTGTCTGCGATATATTCTCTTGTTTCTTTATATTCTGTTTTGCCATTTCTTACAAATAAAGAACCTGCAAAGCCTATTCCTGGTTCTTCATATGTAAGAAAGAATGATAGATTGTTTAATTTTTGAAAGATTTCTTCAAGACAATCATCACCCGGAGCCCAAGCAGTTTGATAATATATTTCAAGATCATAAAGATCATCGTAATTTGTTCCTATTGGCGTTTCATTACGCCATTGAACATCACAACAACCCCACTTAGTTCCCCAAACAATATTTGCCCAATTATACCAATCAGAAGCACCATATTTAGCAATCCTTTCGTTTGCTAATGCTTCATCGTCCTGAGGAGATTTGTCATTTCTTAATTCTTTTGGCATTGGCCGGAAAGTATTAAAAATACAAATCTCCCTGTCATTCTCTTTAGAATCTTGAAGTTTTTGCTTAAAAGCTTCAAGGTCTTCTTTCTTTCCACGTATCCTTAATGTATTTTCACACCAATTTGGCATATTTTTTTCTCGCTTTCTCTTCTTTTCTTTGTTGATCTATTTTTCTTGCTTTTTCCATCGTTAAATTGAATTTCTTTGTCTTTCTAATTTTATCAACGACAAAATGAGCATTGAGATATTTATTAAAAGCAGTGCCTATTTCACGACTTGATGAGTTCAGAAAAGCCTCAGCAAAGGGTTTCTTTACATTGATAAATTCATAAACTAAGCCTGACCTAAAATAGACAGTCATTTTGCCACTATCATTGGTTTTAGAATATTGATATCTTGCTTTCTCAATGATAATTGAATCATATTTTTTTTCTATTTCATTATTAAAATTTCTTACGTGTGTCATTAATTAAATAACCTTTCTTGATTTTTATTCCAATATGAAGTGCTTTCTAAATCAAAAGGTGGTCTTGGAACTTTATTCTTATCAGCCCAATCAAACCATTCTTGATGATATTCAGCATTCCATAACCTTAATTCATAAGCTGCCATAAGTAGTTGATTATCATCAGGGCTTTCAGTTTCGGCATCCCAATAATCACCATTTGTTTCCATTTGATAGATAATATCAGCAGCCCAATTCGTGTCTGTTTGATTGATCATTTTGACAACATCTAGATAAGGTAAATCTTGAATTCTTCTTAGATGTTGTTTGTCAAAATAGTCACTCTCATCAGCAATCAAATAGTCTGCCAAATCGTCAAGCCATTTCATAGCTTTTCGGAAGGCATCAGTTATATTTTTATCTTCAACTATACCTTTACGATGAAGTATCCGACAAACTAATCTTGTTTCGCTTCCGACAGCCCAATGATTATAGTTTTCAATTCTAAAGTCATCTGGAAATTCTTCCATTAGTTCTTTAGAGATATAATCAAAGTTGCTAATATCTAAAATACTTGAACCACGATTTTTGTCTATTCCACAAAAACCCCAAGTTTTAAACATATCTTTTGGCCCCCAATAACCAAAGTCAGAAGGTTTTTGTAAGCCATCAGAAGCACATCTAATTAGATTGTCTGAATAAGAAAATGTCATACTAAAAGTCCTAACTCCAATCTTGCTTCTGTATCCCAATACAAGGGCAACTCTTTTTCTACTTTGTAAACAATATCTTCTTCCTCACTGCCGGGAATATAGTAAATTACAACTTCACCATAAGTTCCAAAGTCGTGTGGAAACCATTTTATTGAAAATGACAAAGTTTTGCTGCTAACAATTTCAGGAAATTGCCTTTTTAGTTGATTTAAATAGGCTTTCATTTCCTTTGGTGCTTCAATAGCAAATTCCGGAGTTCCAACTTGAGCACATTCTTCGTGTGTTGGCGTTGACCCTAACTCAAGATATTCCATTATTCTTCCCATCCAATATCATTAAGCATATCTTTAAATGCGTCTTGAAGCGCACCCTGACCGTCACCACAAGAGTAAATCAACCCGTCACTATCATCAAATGACATAATGGATGCCGTTTGATTAGATGTATATCCAATCATTGCCAATTTAACTCTTCTTCTTTCAGGATGAATAGATGGCGGCAAATTCTGATAATCATCATTATCGTTAGGCGCAGCCCAACCAGCAGTCAAAACGGCAATTAAATCATAACCCTCAAACTTTTCTAAGTGAGAACTAGCACCTCCAAGCATATCGTAAATATCACCGTATTCTATGATTTTTTCACAAACAAGTGTTTCTTCAATCATCTTGATCCCAACAAGTTGGGTTTTCTTGTCTGTTCTCATCTCATTAGTCATTCCAAAAATATCTTTGGAAATAACTTCAAATTTTTCACTCTCTAGTTTGTTTGTCATATTTTTCCTTTGTTTTTCCCTACCATTATTGATAGGAGATCTTTTGCGCTGCCAATAGGATTTGAACCTATAACCTACAGATTAGAAGTCTATTGCTCTATCCAATTGAGCTATGGCAGCCTAACAATTACTTATCGCCCCACATTTCCTTTTGCCATAAGGCAAAGTCTTCATTCATTTGGATATCCAATTGCCAATCGTATGGTTCAATTACTTCGTGAACTGCCAACACTTCTTTTGTTGTTGCGTATTGCCAATTCTGCCAATGTTTCTTACTCATTTCTTTTCCCTTCCATTTGATTTTTTCTGTTTGGTTGTTATTGATATTACGTGCTATTCTTTTTACATATTTTTCGTACTCTTCTGGTATCATTTCCAATATTCCTCAAAGCCTTTTAGTGCGTTGTTATTAATTTTATTAATCATTCTCATTTGCAAAATGTGATCAATAACTTTAGAATGGCAATGTAGATTACACATTTCACTATATCCACCATTTTGTAGGCCGTAATCAATTGCTGATTTTATATCATATGAGTAATTGCTTTTGATATTAATTTTTTCATCTGTCATTGTGTCAATAAGCAATATCTCATAATTTTGGATATAATTATCTGGAGCATTTGCAAAAACATCATTCTTACTATATTTTTGATACACTCTGTAATAGGTAATAATTACGCCCTTGTATTGATATTTCCTGATGTTTTCTTTTTTATTAAACATTAGCACTCCTCCCTTAGATTTTCTTCGTCTAAAGCTTTTCCCTCTTCTATTGTCCAACCCCATTTGCAGCATTTAGTGCCATCTTCATTTATTGTCGGATGCCCACCTTTTTGCGTAATCTGAGGGTCAATTATTTCCATTACCTTAACCGAACAGGAATGGCAAAGCAAAACTTCAAGTGGTGGTCTATCAATAAATGTATCAAAAAATTCAGCGTAACCACCATAAATTTTGAAATACATACCGCTATCAACTTGTTTCAGGCTAAATCCACTCCACTCGTTATTTTTTCCCCAAAACACTGGTTTTACTGCTTCACCACAAGATGAGCATTTGTACCAACCGTTTTCATCATTTATTTCTAGTGTCATACATTTCCCTTGTCATTTGAGATTATAAATTTACAAATACGAATAATTTTATCAAGATTTTTGTGACCTTGATTATTTATCCCAGCATTTTGCAATAGCCATTTTGGATCTTTTTGTCGAACCAATGGAATATCCATTAATCGCGTCAAATTTTCAAGCTCATCCAGAAGTTGTTTTTTTACATTTTCTGAAAATGAGTTATCAGTTTCCAAGGCTTTTCCTTTTGATTTCATCACCTTCATAAACAACAAAAAGCAAATCTGTGTCATAAAGGTATTGGCAAAGCTCATTTGCTTCTTTTGTTGGTATCATACGGAATTCCTTGATGTCATCAAGAACCGTAAGTTTGTCTTTTCGCGTATTCCTTGCGACTTTCATTCGCACAAGCGAAGCATAAAAATCCCAATCAGCTTTTGTCCAACCATCACGGTGATGTGGATAATTAGTCAAATAAGTACCACCATCAAAGTAAAGTTTTACTTCTGGCTTTTTTGTTCGCCTAACAAAAACCAAATCTTCTTCATTGACGATAGTAAAATCGTCAGATGAAGATACATCATTTTGCATAATGCTATCCCTTTCTTGTTGGTCGGTCATTTGCTGTTCCTGTTCTTGTTCGTTTTCCATTGTTGTTTTACCTTTCTATTGGATTGGTGAATATTGAAGTATATCTTTTGTAATTCCAGCAATTTGATACATACTTGATTTGTATGGCCAATAAATGTGCTCATTATTGATTGATGAGAAATCATTCTCATAATTTTCATCCCATAGCGATTGAAATACACTAATCATAAACAATTTATCCTGAATAGATAAATTCATAGCTTTGGCCTTATCAATCAATTTCTTTTTGCTATTCTCCCCACTTGACCAAACACGAAAGTCATCTGAAAAGTAATAAGTATGGTCAAACCTGAATATTTCTATTGCTAGTTCTCCAATTTTACTGATGTTATTATTCATCTTATTTCCTTTCTTCTATGTCGTTTTTGCGAATTTTTGTGCTTTCATTAGACGCAACGTGAGATGAAATGTTGATTATTTCACCATCAATTTGCGCAAGATTACTGATACCTGTACCCATACCAATAACTGTATGATGATGGAAACGCTTACCTGAAAACACGCGCTTAGCGTATTTGTAACCATCAGGATAAGCCACAATAATAAATTTACCGTCATCTTTGCGACGTAGGTAAATCTTTTGTGAGGCCAATAACTCAGACAAAAACTTGAGCGAAACTGCTTTGTTTTTGCCACTCTCAGTCAAAGATGAAAGCACAGCGAAAACATTTGTTTTACCGTCAGTCTCAACGGCAACAAATTTTAGAACCTTGCCCCAATCTTTTTTGTTATCTTTGATAGATAACCCTATCAAAGCGTCAAAAATAGTCAAATTCATACTTTTCCCCTAACCTTGATGTGTTCTTTTATCGGATAAATTGTGCGAAACAATACACGACACAATACGCCACGCAATTGTTGAGACAATAAGCGATTTATTGTGTAGGTAATAGTTCGCCATTAGAACCACCAGCCTAGCACCCGAACAAGTCAAAAAAAACCTCAAAAAACAGATTTCTGAGATTTCTTTTGGGTCGGCAATAAGGCGCGATCAATGGCGAAAACAACGGTTCACTAAATCCCGGCGTTTATCTTTCGTTTTAGTTAAAAAAGCCGGCCAAGAGCTTAGTTAAAAAATTAGCTCACGGTCCGGTGTAATAATACAGCTTTGTAATAATACGTTTGGCGTTTAGCCAATTTTTTAGCAAATTTTAATATATTTATCAAAGCCTTATGTGGACTTTATGGCATTCTCATTTTCCAAATCCTTTTGGGAAATATCAATAATATACTCAATCATATTTCCTTTATACACAAAATAACCTAAATGCTCAAGCTCAACAGCGGGATCAACCCAAACTTTGCCACCCATCTTTTGCCAATAACGACAAAATCCGTAATCCTCAGATAAAAATCTTTTTTGATCCTCATCTACATAAGAATTGAATAAGGCGTATGTGTAGTCCCTTTCTTTATCTTTTAGACTCCCGGTATCGTCATTAAATTTTAATTCTGGATAGTGCTCGAACATCTTGATAAAGACTTCTCTTTTTATCAACATAAACCCTGTCCCCGCATCATAGACAGAAAGTGCGCCCTCATCGGTTTCAATTTGATTTTGACCAATTTTAACTGGATTTACAACAAATCGCGTTGCTTTTTGTGCTAGTTTATCTGCTGGCACACCAGCCTGTACCATTTTATGAACCTTTCCCCAATTAATATCTTTAACCGGATAAGCTCCCGCAATCACATCTTTATTATGCCAAAGAAGTTTTAATATATCATTATAATTAAACTTAAGATCAACATCAATAAATAGCAAATGCGTAAACTGTTCATTGGCCATAAACTTGGCAACAAGATTACACCGGGATCGACTAATTAGTGAATCACTTATGGTGCTAATAGCAAAACGCATACCGATTTGCTTAAAGTACATTATTGACTGAACTAGCGACATCATAAATGGTTCAGTCAATTCACGATTATAACACGGTAGCGCAATCATAGGACACCACGATTTAATTTGATCGGGCGTAATCTCAATATTTTGATCTTCCGTTGTTAACACGCTTTCATTATAGCAAAAAAAAAGTGGGGCTTTCGCCCCACTCAAAAAAATTTTTTTCTTTTTTTATTGATTGATTACTTGGACTTTACGGCGGTGCTAACCTTGTTCTTAACATCAACCGTTGGAAGTGAAGTATTACCACCACGATTAGCCTTAAAGAAAAGCGTCTTTGTAGCCGCATCATATCTGATGATAATCTTGTATCCATACTTTTTAGCCTGCGCACGAATTCTCTGTTGCATTGAGTTATACGGATTACCCGGCTCAACATTTAGGCTAAATTTTTGTCCACTAGTTGCTGATTCATGCAAAGCATTAACAATTGTTTGCAAATCCTCAGACTGTCTTCCTGACCTTGTAATTTCAGGAAAACTATCAACCTTATTCATTTTGATTGCCATATTTTTCTCCATACTTTGATGTTGGTTTTTTATTTCACTGACGGAATGCCAGCAAGAAGAACAGTAGCACACGCCAGACCCAAAACAGGGGCAAAACAATTTTTTTTTAAAAAAAATTTAAAATTTTGTAGAAGGCTTGCTCGTATTTTCGGTCAGTTCCTTCAGTTTTTGATGGAGTTTGTCATTTTCAATTTTTAACGCAACCAACTGAAGAAGAGCCTTCTGCAATTCACCAGACAATACGACAGCAATTTCCTCAGGTGTCGCCTGAACATCTTCTATAGGGTTTCCAGCCATTTATTCGCCTCCGATTTTCCTTTGGAAAATCCCCGCTCAAATTTTCCCGTAGAACCATTATACATTGAAACAGTTCCAAATTCGGGCATTTCCTCATCTATTTCATAAAATTTATCCGGCTTTAAAAATTCAATTTCGATCTCGGTGTTTACCGAAATATTTTCTATGCAATTATAAACAGACCCAGCGATAGCGTCGGCCAAATCTTTTGACCCAGATGTTGGGTGATCTATTTTGTTATTTGAAAACAGACGTAATTTTAGAAGTTCTTCCTCAACTAATAATTCATTCCAATACCCACGCAATCGACCATCATAAATAGCAGATGTTAGAGTATCATAATCTGTTTTTTTAACGCTATGAAAATCAGCGTTTATGGACAATGATCGCAGGCTTTGTATCATTTCAATAGATTGCCACCTGTCAAATGTAACTTTAGCCACATCAAATTTTTTACATAAATCAATAATTAATTGTCGAATTGCAGAAAAATTAATTTCTTGATTCATACCGGCCTCCCAAGAATAAACAAGATCAACATTTACTACTGGAAGTTTTTCTGAACCATTTAGAGTCTTGACTTCTTTTAATCCGGGAGAATGGACTAATGCTAATGCAGCTCTGTCTCTTTTAAGAGCTAAGTCAACATGAATAAATCTAATATGCTGATCTGTGCTATTAAACCATTTTTTAAATGTACCATCTTCATTAGTTGGATCTTCACCATATGTAAAAGCTTTTCTAACTAAATCTGGATCTCTAAAGTATGCATCTTCCATATTTGGTGGATTACATTCAAATCTTGCTGCTGCCTCAACTGGATTTCTAATATATTCTGATTCTAATTGCTCTCTCGTAATCGTTGGATTCACTTCCCACGTAGCAGCTTTTATAAACCAAGTTTTTGGTTCTTGTTTTTCTCGAGCCCCATAATAACGTTGTTCAATAAAGTCACCTCTATATCTAGGGAATGACAAAAGAATTACTTTACCGACTTCTGGGAAGCGTGACATAACAGATAGCTTACTCATATTATAAATCGCTGAAGCAGAGCCTTTTGATCTAATTTCCCCTTTTAATTCCGCATCTGTTTTGAATGCAGCAATCTCATCCAATACCACAGTTAATACTTCATATCCTTCCCAACCTTCACTTTCAGAGTGACCTGAGAAACATCTTACTGGTCTTGAAAAGAAAAATATTTCTGAAACTCTTGGCTCAAATCCTACTTCATTAAAGTATGGAGATTGTAACAAAAGATTTTTCAATGGCTCAAAAAAAACCCTTTGCGCTTGCTGTGCATTTACGGCAAGATTTAGAATATCGATATATACTCCGTGGGCTTTGCCAAAATAATTTAGAGGATCCCTTAAACAATGGAGTAGGTATGATGTATAAGCGATTGAAATTCTTGAACAATGATCTTTTCCTGAACCCTTACCCAGCATGCAAATAACTTCATTAGCAGTATATTTTTCATAATACTCACGCCCTACTTTCTCCCCGTGTATAGATAGCAGTGTCTTTTCTTTAAATATTTGCGTACTGTGTTTTACAATTTCTTCCTGTATATCCGATAAAGGTGGTAATCCTAAATATTTTTTATCCTGAACAAATATTTGAACTGGCACAGGCGTTTCAATAAGATCGTCTTGACGCAAAAGACGATCAAAATCATTAAATTCTAAATTTAGCCCAACAAAATCCGACATAATGTGCTAATCTATTATACACTATGAAAGCTTACCCGGATGTAATGTTACCCCCGTGTAACATTACAAACTTGAAATCTTACGCGCACGCAAGTTTACAAATCAAAGAATAGGGCTATCTAAGTAAGCAATTTACACCTTTATGTGGGACATTTTCCGTCTCTTTATGTAAACTTTTTTCCGTCTCTTTAGTCGGCCCCGCTGACATCCATAATCTCAAAGGCAATCTCCAACTCTCGGCGGACCTCCTCAGCAATTTGCGGATGTTTAGCAATCACATCTCTCAAGATTTTAGATAGGATTTGATTTACATTTTCAGCCTTTTGCATTCTAGAAATGTATTGGGCATCAGCTTGATTACCACCCATTAACTTATGCAGCTGGGCTTTTTTGGTTGCAATTTCCCCGGCTAACTTAATTGCTTGTATTCTTGCAGGAACCATGCCGTGATCTGTTGCAATATTTATTGTTTCCCACGCTTCTTTGCTCAGTTGATCAAATTCTTGCAAAGCCTTGATTGTATTGAATTGTATCTTTTCAAGAAAGTATGGGTCAATCTCTGCCTGTCTATTTAATATTTTTCTATATTCACCAATCATTTCTTTAGTGCGCTCAAGTGGCGCGTTCATTAAAGAACTAATTTCGTGAAAAGAATAACCTTTTACATGAAGCAACCCGGCCTGCTCAATATCAGCCAGTTCATCAATAATAGTTTTTTCAGCAGGAACTATCTCTGCACCCACCACTGGTTCAACATCTGTCATTTATTCCTCTTCTTTGGGGAATCTTAACTCCAACTTAACAGCCTTTGCTTCCCTATCTAGTCTATCATATTCATATCCATGCATCTTGATGTACTGCACTCTGTAATTAAACCAGCCCTCGACTCCCATCCAAAATTTTGAATCTGTTGTTTTTTCTAATTCAATCAACTCCTCGTCGGTCAAGAGGAAACTTAAGACCCCCAGTGGCATATAAACCACCATAGTATATCCCTGATCTTTATCGGAAGAATACTCCTTTAAAAAATCTTGAAAAGCCCTAATTATTTTTTTAACGCCATCGCCAGCAAAATAATCAATGTTCCCATTGGCATTTCTAATTCTGGGGCAATAGTCATCAACATGCGTTACTGTTCCGAATGTTCTACAAACCATCGGTCTGTAGCGATAAATCGTGCATCCACCCTTATAAAAAGCACAATGTCTTTTAGTTTCTCCACCCGGCTCCCAGTCGGCATCGTACATTGCTTCCTTAAGACTATTGACTACTCCTTCCATCCAATCATCAGCAACTTGCTGGCCCTTATCTTCATATGTTAAGTAATATTGTTGACGCAGGCTAAATGCAATATTTGCACACTCTGCCATGTGAATGGTTAGTCCAATTCGGCAGCAATTTCCGGAACCTAAGCATTTATATTGAGTTGCATTTTGTTTTGCCTCAATCACTCTAATTTGATTATAAATCATGTCTAGAGTTGCAAAACTTGTAATATCTTTTACGCTAACGCTTCTTCTCATTGATTTCATCGTCCCTTAATTTCCTTTCTTCTTTGCCTTACTCTTTTTTGAATCTCCCTTTTGCGCTCATTAGCAGCCCTCTGAGCGGCGGATTGGGGTCTTCTCATGCTCGTTGCAGACAAATTTCTGCCCTTGCCTCTAAATTTAAGAAGATCGTATTTCTTTACCCAGTTATAAATTGCCTGCGGGGTAACTTCAATACTATAAGTATTTTTAAGATGCGCACAAATATCTGTCAAATTCATCCTTCTTTTGACATACATTTCATATAAAAAAGCTTTATCCTTGTAAGGTTCACTTTGCATTTGATTCCTCCAAAACCTTTTTACAGTACCAAAGACCAATTCCTGCTGCATCTATGATATCATCATCCTTAAGATATTCCGGCATATCGGTGAAGTAATTTTTTACAATTTCCTGCACCCGGCGCTTCCTTTCTTTTTTTAATTTTATTGCAAGAGAACCCTTTTGTCCGTCATTGGCAATAATTTCCTGCTCCTTCTTGTTTAAATTTTTATATCCAATGCCAGATTTCCAAACTAATGGATTAACATCTGTAATTTGGCAACCAAAGTTATTTAGCACACCCCAGGAGTATCCTATAATGTAAGAAATTATTCTACTTGTTTCAAAATTTTGCACATAAATTGATTGCTCAATTATGCCAATTCTTGGTTTATATTTTTTATAAATATCTTTAAGCTCTTTATCAATAACAGTAAACTTTGCTGACGCACCCCTGCACTCTTTATAATTAATTTTACCGCAATCAAAAATAGATATCTTGGATGATTTTATATCATAAATGACCCAAGCTAAAGAATGAGAGGCGGGATCAATTGCTATAATCCTAGAATTCTTAACTGATGCCACAAGATTCCCAATTGTCATATTTACTGACCGCGAGCCTGTTTCTCCGACCATCCCCACGACATGAGGCGTTTGACATATCTTTCCCTTTTACAGCTTTCACAAATTTTTTCTTTATTGTAACGAGAAAGAATCGTTCCACAATTTGGCGTTTTGCAGACTCGTTTTTTATTTTTGTTATCCTTCTTTTCATAATAACTTGCAAGAAGATTTTTATTTGTAACAACCCTTCTACACTCTGGGGAGCAGTAGACAGCGTTGTATACTCTTGCTATGAAAATCTTCTTGCATTCGGGGTTAGAACACTTCTTCTTTTCCTTCTTGTACATTCTCCGACCAACATAAAGCAGCCAAATCACAAGAACTACAATTTGCCGACGTTCTCTTGTATGGTCGCTCAGGCATCTGATTATTCAGATAATTGTTATAAATTTCTGTATATTTTTTGAATAATTTTGTGATAAATTTTTCGTCTTTTTCAATGTAAATTGATAAAATCTCTTGATTATTTTTGTTTTCATAAATCACATACCCTGAATCGAGATCTAAACATTTCATGTAAATTTGAGCCTGTCTATAATGCTCGTCTTTTGGTTTGTTATAAAGTTTTCTATAGTGGAAGCCTTCGGAACTAATTGACTTCAATTCAATGAGCTTCCGACCACCCCATTCTATAATACCATCTGCTGTGCCTTCAATTGGCGGAGAATCGTATTTTACAGGTATTTCTTCTTCTAGTAAAATTCCCATATCTTTAAAATAACTGTAAAGTCTGTTGTGAACCCCGTGTCCATTATCAAAAATTCTATATGTCTGAGGACTGAACGACGACTTCATTTGAACCCCAGAAAACAAATAATACCAATATCTAGTGCATTGGTTTGTGTAACTTGGATGAAAGCCACTAATTTGTTTAAATACAGATGTATTTCTTTTTTCTAAATGCTCATCTATGCCCTCAACAAGCGTTTTTCTAATCTCTACAGCAACTTCCTGTACGACATCTTCTTTTTTTTCACGTAATTTCTTTAATGATTTCATTAATTATTTGCTCCTTTTGCTGCTAGTTTTAGTGCATTTATATTTTCTGTTAATGCTTCATACATGGTTTTCCATATATCATTTACAAATTTGTCTTGCTCAGACATCATTGTAGATTTTCTCTTATACATTTGAGATTTTACAATCATTAGTGTTCTATATCCAGCAAGAACATTGGCATATTTAATTGCCTGAAATCCAACATATCGATCTGGATTTTCAATAATATCCTCAACTATTCTTAGGCATTCTAAGAATTCTTCAGCCTTATCACCCATGTGATTAGCCAAAATTTCTCTATTAATTATCATATCTGGCATATTTATCTCTTTCTATAAAACTGAAGCCCGACAAGCCAATTCGCAATGTACACACCAAAGTATACACCATCATCCCAATTGAAAGTGATGCCAAGCGCAACCCATCCATATAATCTGTCACAAATAAATTTAAATCGCATAAATTTTTTCTCCTATCCATTTTGCTACAGGTGTGGCTACCGCATTGCCACACATTTTATATCTATTTGTATCTGCTATTTTTTTACCACTTGCTGCAAACTCAGTATGCCCATCTGGAAAACCCATCAGTCTTTCACACTCAATCGGAGTCAATCTTCTCAAAATAAGATCTGACGTCATTACGCCATGCTGAGATATTGTATCTAATGTATAAGATGGATCATTTTCATCACCAAATCCTTTGCCTTGTGGGCCGGCTGTATCCGATCTTCCAATAATTGTGCCTTGAATTGGAATTGCAATATGGTCTGCAGAATCAATACCGATCCTAAGCGTTCTATAAATATTCTCAGAAACGGCATTATTATATCCATCGTAAGCCAATACAGGTTGTTCTATACCCACCAATGGTACTTGACCTCCACCAGTTCCCATTCTATGTTTAAGAGTAGGAGCAATTTGATCGTCATAAATACGAATATCATTTGTTCTTGTACCATCAAGAATAATTGGTGGCACAGCAACAGCGATTCCATTTTGCCCATACAGCGTTTGAGAAACATTTTCAGAAGAAATGGGGTCTTGTTTTGAATGAAAAGAAATTGGCTCTACTGCAATATGTGGAAAATTATCACCATTGTGATGCTCCGCTCTGAGAGTAGGCACTACATCTTCAGATACCCCACCGCCTTGACGAATCATAACTCCTGGCTGAAAAACGAGCACGGTTGCTCGACTTTCCCCACCATTATCAAATGCATTAAGCGTTGGAGATACACCACCCTCAGACCATGTTTCAAAATCTTCTGTGTTTTGTGCGCGTCTAACTTTTACAAAAGGCTCTGCAACAACATTTCGCTCCGGTCTTTTATAATCAGTAGCATTAAGGGTTACTCCGCCTTCTGCCCATCTTGCGTGTCCTGATTGACCATAGAGGACAGGGCTATTAGCGCTTTCTTTAGTTTCTCTGGCAACTCGTTTCCTTTTTTTCCTGCCCTGTTTAATATTCCCCTTGCTGTCTTTGGGGACAGGTAATATTTCTTGTCCACATCTTGCAGCGGTTCTAGAATCGTAACAAGCAAGCACAAAGACTCTTCTTCTGCGCTGGGCGACTCCGAACCATTGTGCATCCAAGATGTGCCATTCAAGGACCAATGCCCCGATGTTTGCCATTTCATCAAGGACTTTCCCGAAGTCTCTCCCATTATTACTTGTGAGGGCTCCTGGGACATTTTCCCAGACTGACCACTTTGGAAATTGATTTCCAGTTGCATTTCTCATCTCCTTTATTATCCTAATTGCTTCATGAAATAAACTTGATCTTTCACCTTCAAGACCTCCACCCTTACCGGCAACCGATAAGTCCTGACAGGGGGAGCCAAAAACAATGCAATCTACCGGGGCTATCTTTCCCCCATCAACATCTTTTACATCTAAATATTTTGGAACACTAGGCCAGTGCCTTTGCAAAACTGATTGGCAGTGTTTTTCCCACTCCACTTGCCATTGGCAATCCCAACCAGCCTGCTCCATACCCAAATCAAATCCACCAATGCCAGCAAATAGTGAACCAAATGTTTTATTCATAATCTGATCCTTTTATAAGCTCTCTGAACACATCCCACTCCACTATAGCAACTTTGGTCTCGGAATGTTCGCCAAATACAACAGAAATGCAGGGATAACGATAGTTTGAATTCCAAGAATTTTTACGGTGCTCAAGCCAATTTTCAAGAGTAAGCGTAAATGTTTTTTTATTGTGTTTGTAGTCAACAAGAAATTTATTCAAGGTTGCATCTCCCTTTTTAACACCACGCCCTGAATTCTTAACACCATCCGCCTTGTCTTTCTTTATTTCTTCCCTCTCTGTTCTTTTCAAGACAAAATAACCTTTTCAATCGCTTCTTTTTGATGAGAAGATAAATCTATAGATGCAAGGCCATTCCATTTACTTTCGCCATAGGTATACCAAGCACCCTTTCTTTGAATGATACCAGAATCCACAGCAATGTCAATAAGTTCTCTGTCCATATCAATCTTGCCCTCTTGTGGTAAAACATAATAATATCCGGCAGTTCCAATACTTGGTGTTTGTTTTGATTTTTCAATAGTCCAAGTTGCTTTTTGACTTGTAATCAGATTGCTATCATCCCTTTCCATTTCGTTTTTTGACATTGAAAGAAACAATTTGACAATGCTATGCATGTTGTGATGGACAGTATTACTAATCTTGCCTTTGGTTACAGCAAACATACCACTGAGATCTACTGTTTGATGGGCAACGAATAACATGATATTTTTTTCTTTGTGTAAATAGTTTACTAGTTTTTGCAAAAAGAAACCTTGCGATCTTGCTTGAAGACCCATTGCCTTGCCACCTTCTGGCTTATCATAAAATTCTTCCTTGATAATATTAGAAATACTATCAAACAAGAAAATATGCTTTTCTTCTGGATGGATCAAGAAATCATAGATATTTTTTAAAATATCTTCAACAACAGTTGACTGAACCACAACAATGTCGTCAACATTAATATCACATTTGGTTGCATACTTGTCATTATACGATGATTCAGAATCAACGATAACCGGCCTATAACCCATCTTTTGCGCCACAGCAATAATTCTAAAACACATAGTTGTTTTACCAACAGATGGCGTTCCCCAGAATAAATGACTTGCCCCGGTATGCAATCCACCGCCTAGTGCTCTATTCAATCCAATGCTTGGGGTTGGAATAACCTCATGCACTGGCATTCTATCGCCTTTGCGCTTATCTACAACTAACATATATCTCCTTATTCGTGTATGTGTTCTGGTCTAATATAATTAGAATTTTTTCTGATCCAGATTTGCCATCTTTTTTCAAGAATAACGCAATGCTCTGAATACATGCTGACAAATAAATCCATTGATTGTTTTGGATTATACCTTTCACCACGTGGATGACTCCATGCATAATCGTCAATTGCCATTATTCCACCCCGTTTTAGCAATTCCCATGAAAGCAAAGCATCAAGCATGAATGCCTGCGGCATATGGTCTCCATCAATATAAATAAAGTCAAATTGTTTATCTCTATTTCTCATGAGATAATCTTCGCTATACATTTTATGCTTAATCAATCTATCCTTATATGGCTCAAGTTGTTGATCAAATGCTGCTTCAACATCCGCAAAACTAAATATTTCATGGGCTATATTGCCATTCCAGGGATCGACGCATGTAAGTCTACATGATGGGTCTGTCAATATATTACCCATCATCCACGCAGCACTATTACCACAAAATGAACCAATTTCTAAAAATTGGAGATCGGGCTTACCCTTAAATTCTAAAAGCAGTCTTTCAAAATCTTTTTCAGTTTGATTTCCAAGAAACCAGTTAGGAAGTTTTTCTGCCAATTCTCTACTCAGCTTAACACCTCTCTTTTTTGTCTATGTTGAAATGTTGATTCCAACATTGCCAGATTACAATACATTTTAGATTTCTTTGCAATCGTATATGAATTGTATTTTTTGCGCTGCCGTAAAAAATAATGGTCTAATGGAAGATTGATTGGATTAACCGTAACATCATCTAGTATTTTTTTTGCAGACCTTCTATTTATTATATAGCATAACATTGACCAATTTTGGTAAACTTCGCATATATCTGAATTATTTGACGACACACCCGAAGCAACCGATGGTAATGGGTTGGTGTCAAATGGAGAGAAACACACCTCGTCATCATAATGACTTGGGTTGTAATAAAAAAATGCATCCCAAGCATCTGGGAGTTGCGACATATACAATACAAGATTTTCAAAAAATCCATCAATATATACAATGTCGTCTTCCATCAAAATTAAATAATCTGAATCGGTTTCGAGAAATTTTTTATATGCGTTTACATTGCTTGCCCATATACCAAATTCACTGTATTTCCAACCAAATGCATTGCATTCATAATAACCTTCATTTGTAAATCTAATATTTGAATTCTTATAATAGTTTTCCAAATCTTCTTTGCACGAAATTTTAATTGTTGACACATCAAGTTCAGAAGAATATTGACTAATGTAGTTATTTATAGATTTATAGAATTTTTCTCTTTCAATATGCTCATCCAAGTGAAATACTTTATGCGTATATTTCATACCTTAGCCAAATTCTTTCTTTTTATAAAATCATCAACGGTTATTAATCCATCGCCGGACGACAGTTTGAATGAGTCGATCTGAACCAGGGGATTCTTTTCATCAACTTTTTCAATTTTAGCAGCAAACCATGCGTTAGGCTTGATAATTAATTTAATCTTTTTTAGCACCGAGGCAAAAACAACAATCTTAAACATGTTCTCGCCATCCCAGCAATAAATGTTGCACATCTCAAAGCCTTTTGCTGTTTTAAATATTCTAAGATTAAAAATATAAAGCAAAGTTTTTTCATCACTCATGCCACCAATTCCATGATTGTATAACCATGCGTACTTATGATTCTTACCCTGCATTTTTAACTTGATAAAATTATGCAATTGTGTATCTACATAGTTGTAAGCATCACAAAATCCATGCAGCGTTCTATCACCGATAAGCGCATAGACATAATCCCTAGTTGAAAGTTCCGTATTCCTTTCTGCAAATATCGTTGCAGAACCAGATATGTCTTCCAATTCAACACGAAGATATTGAGGTGTTTTTTTAGTAGATCTAACAACTGCCTTGATTAACATCAATGGAGAATTTGTTTCATGAAAATTACAAAGTTTGTCTAAGATTACATCAATTTCATTCGCTTCTGTATCACCAATAGAAAATCCTAAAATTGGCAAATAATATCTGTTATGTTGATATTGCGAAATATATCCAAGGGATTGAAACGCCCCAACTTTATCAAAGTTTTCTCGCAAGGGCTTCTTTACTGCACTCTTTGAACACTTGGCATCAAATTCGTCATAACAGGTAAATGGTCGTTTTGACAAAATTTCATTGATTGCGGCTTTACCACAAGACAATACATTTGAAAGACCAAATCGGATTGCTGTCTTTTCGGCCGAATAATCAATTGTAAAGAATTCATCCGACAGATTAACATCTGGTGGTAAAATTGGGATATTAAGCCTCTGCGCCTCCATGAGATAGGCTGTAATCTTTTCACCAACATCCTCATTGTACAAAAGAGCCCATAGATACTCAGATGGATAATGTACCTTTAACCACATCGTTTGATATGAAAGCATCGAATAGGCAACCGCATGAGATTTATTGAACATATAAAGAGCCGATAATTCAAACTCTTTCCATATCTGCCTAGCTTCCGGCTTAGAAATAATTGAGTTATTGATGAATTTATCTTTAAATTGCTCAAATTCAGCAGCGTCACGCTTTTTACCAATAATTTTACGCAACTTGTCAGCTTCTGACCAAGTAAATCCTGACAGGCTGACTGACATTTGCATCAACTGTTCTTGGAAAATAACTGTGCCGTATGTTTCTTTCAATATCTCTTGTACCGACTTATCAGGATAAGAAGCTGGCTTGAAGCCCTTCTTGCGCTCAATATACTTCTCCCCCTGCGACAACAAAGCGCCGGGTCTAACCAGCGCGTTTGACACCACAAGATCGTTGAAACTATCAATCCCCATTCTTTCAATAAGATTACGATAAGCAGCGGCATCGGTCTGGAATACGCCAACCGTGTTGCCATTGTTAAAGTTTTCATAAACGCTTGGATCATCCAGCCCAAGCGAAACCGACTCCACATCAAGCCCATAACGCTTCCTAATCATCGCTAGAGCGTCTTTAATCACAGATACCGTCTTGAGACCCAGAATATCTATTTTTATAAGCCCAACCGCTTCTGCGTCGGTCATATCAAATGCCGTTACAACGGTACGCCCACCTCCGTCAGTATCCTTGCGTGTTTCAATTGGGCATACCTGCGTTAGCGGGATTGACGAAACGACCATACCGGCAGCGTGTACGCCAGCATTACGAACACGACCCTCAAGACGCTTTGCAAGCCGTGGCACATCGGGATATTTGGAGCAAAACAACTTGCCCTTTTCCGTCGATTGCAATTCCTCAATTGTTTCAAAAAATGGGGTGATGTTGTTGGTTTCCTTGTATGGAACCTGTAGCACCCTGGCAACGTCTTTTACCGCACTCTTGGGCTTAAATGTACCATAAGTGGTAATTGCCGCCACATTTTCACGCCCCCAGCGCTCAATCAAATATGACCGAACCTCAATCCGGCGCTTATCTTCAAAGTCTAAGTCAATATCGGGGTAGTCGTTTCGTTCGGCATTGATAAATCGTGAAAAAAGCAGACTATATTTGATGGGATCAACCTTTGTTATATCCAATAAAAAGGCCAAAATACTACCGCCCACCGAGCCTCGGCCTGTACCCCTACCAATATTGTTGTTGTCAGCCCATTTTACCAAGTCCCACACAATCAAAAAGTAATCGGCAAATCCAAGTTGTTTAATCGTATCTAACTCTGTAGCCAGCCTGTCTTTATACTCTTGACCCAGACCAAGTTCTTTTAGCCTAAATTCTGCCATTTCTTTCAGATAATCGTCGGAATTAAGTGACTTCATATACTTTGGCAATAGATTACGCCGTTTTTGGATTTTGGCAGTACATTTTTCGGCTACTTCCAAGGTATTTTCTATAGTGTCTGGGATATCGTACCCGGCGGTTTTAAACCATCCCGCAATCTCTTCTGCTTTGGCAAGATATGGATTGATACTATCAAATCGCAATTGACGATCTGGATACATGATGTTAATCTTTTTCAACAAATCCTTTTCGTGCTTGTCAAACTTTTCAGCCTGCTCTGTTGCATGCCTTAATTCTGCTGGAGAAAAACTGGGATATTGAGAAACGCATAGCAATACTTCTTCACATCCCTTGTCGTGAACATTGGGAAAATGACAGTCTGCAGTCGCCACGATTTTTTTACCAAAAGAACTGGCTAGGTTAATTATTCCATCATTAATCTTTTTGCTATTCCAAGCCTGCATTTCATAATAAAAATCATCTTTAAAGATTTTTATAAACCGCTCAGAAGCCTGTTCTGCTAGAGAATAATTGTCTGCCTCTAGCGCCCTACAAACAGTGCTTGCCATACAACCAGACAGGGCAATTATGTCTCCATCAACCATTTCTTCAAGTGTTGAAAAATCAATTCTTGGTTTGTAGTAAAAGTTGTTTGTCCAGCCAATTTTGGACATCTTAAATAATTTCTCAAGCCCCTCATTTGTTTTTGCCAATAAAATCAAATGATGCCGTTCGTGTTTACCCTCACCATCTTTTTCTATTGCTGGAGTAAAATATGCCTCTACACCAAACAGCGGTTTTACTTTTGTTTTTTCACATGCGTTTTGAAATCTCAATACGCCGGCCATTGAGCCATGATCTGTAATTGCGGCAGCATACTGCCCATTTGTGCTTGTAATTTTAGCAATCTCTTCTGGCGTTGACATCCCATCCAGCAACGAGTATTCAGAATGGCAGTGAAGGTGAACAAAGTTGCTCACTAATCCTCCAGATTAATTTCAAATAGTGACTCAATGGTATTAAAATCATTCCAATATTTTTGGTTATAAAATTGTGCCCTTAAATAGCATTTCACCCCCGATGCTTCTATTATTTCAATTTCAAATGGATTGTCCTCTACAACAAAAATTGGGTCAATTTTTTGAATATAGTTAATCTTTTCACCCAAATCACAAAAGATTGGCATAGCAGTATTTATGTTCCAATTTTCCAACCAAGGAAGTGTCTCTTGTACGGCATTCGGCTGCCTTCTGGCAGTAATAACATTAATTGCATAACCAAGACTGAACCAGTAGTTTACCTGATGCCACGCATCAAAGTAGGGTTTCATATTTTTCCAAAATAATGGATCATTATAAATTTTTAGAATATCCTTATTCTTGGTATTCCCAATAATCCATTCCTGAAAATTGCCTTCTTTTATATCACCTAGGGCAAATAAAACATCTTCTAGCGAAGTTGCGATGTCAGCAATGACACCATCAAGGTCCATCACAATCGCTTTGTTAACGTGTTTCATTTTTTCCTTTGTGAGCCGAGCGGGAATTGAACCCACGACCTGCGGATTAAAAGTCCGTTGCTCTACCAACTGAGCTACCGGCCCTGCTGGTTTTACCAGCTATCCTTGCTCAATTCGCCAGTTGTTAAAAAAACCTGTTGCTTTTCATATGGCAATGTCATATAAACATTGTTAAGATCATGCATAACAAGTTGCTTAATTTGATCGTTTTGCTCCCCTATAGCCAAAGGAATTAAGCTATAGTTTGTATCCGATGCCCCAGAACCAGTACGAGAATATTTATAGTATCTATCTGTAATCGTACTAAATTCTTTGGCATATTCAAGCAGGGTCAATCCAATGTGTCGCTGATTAAATGTTGTATCAAGGACGCGAGCCTCCCATTTATTTGGCTCAACCTCAACAGCAACATTCACTAGCAAGTGTGGCTTTGATCTCCACGCCTTGTCTTGAACTGATTGCTCAGTACCCCAGCATCTATAGTTATACTTTTCAAGTGATGCCGTAGATGCAACCTTCCACTTCCAGTTGATTGGCGAAACAATGACCGGAACCGTAATTGCTGTTCCAACCTTTTCATTGTAATTTGCGCCATCTTCTGTTAGTTCCTGAAGGAATCTAATTTTGAACGAGTCGCCAGATTGAAGCGAGAAGAACTTCTTGGCTCCCGATGACTTTCCTGTTGGTACGACTTGCTTCTCCAAGTCTTTTAATGTTTTAACTGATGTAAATGACATGTTTTCTCCTATAATGTAATTTGTTTGTTATTTATGATATTTTGTATTTCTATTGCATTCATATCACCAGGATCTTTATGCCCCGGCGGTATTTGTGTCGTGTAAATATTCTTTCCACGGCACAGACCTATTATAGCACCTCGCATAGCGTCTCCAGCGCTATCATTGTCAGAAAAAATTATAATGGCATCAAAATATTTTCGCAATAAAAAGGCTTGGTATTCTGAAACTTGTGCCCCAAGAGTCGCAACAACATTGGGAAATCCAGCCTCGTAGACTTTCATTGCGTCAACGCTACCCTCAACAACAATCACATCCGAATAATGCTTTGCATTTTGTAGATTAAATAAGACATCTGCTCTTTTAAATCCCTTATTGTATAAATATCTTGGCTCTTGGTCTTCGTTAATTGCTCGACCTATAAAGCCAACAACCTTATACTGATGATCTCTAACAGGAATTACTATCCTAGATTTGGCATTTGAGAACCCAATCTCAAAGTATTTTAATGTACTTATCGAAAGTCCGCGCTTAACAAACGGCTGAATTTTTTGTATCTGCTCATCGCTGGTGTAATCAATCTCTATTGCTGACAAATTGAGTATATCTTCTTTTTGCTCAATGAAGCCAGCGTCAATTCGCTTCTGTAACTCAACGGGGTCAATTTTAATTGATGAATTAAAAGAACGCCCAGCAATATGTCTAAACAGTTGTCTAAAATTACCTTTTTTACCACAAGACGGATTAAAACACTGCCATAAACCAGTCTTGGAATTTATATAAAAAGATGGCGTATTTACATTCTTGTGAAATGGACAAAAAATAATATATTCATCACCGCTGTGCGCACGAATATCAATATGATATTCTTTAAATAGCGTATCTATTTGATTTTTAAGACTCATTTGCGAAAATGATTTTAAATCTAAATAAGTTTTGGTTTTTATCATAGTCTGTTATTAGTTTGCTTTCTCCCAAGTCACCGTATTCTCTTCGAGCCTCAGACTCCATCCACGGTCGCAATCTTGCAATTGTTTCTATATCCCGAGCAACGCCTTCAAGTATCATATTCATTAGAAATCCCACTCCTCTGTCCATTTTCCAGTGTCTAAATTCCATCTCAAGAAAAATGCAAAGTGTGTTGCTCTTCTTACTTTTCTTGAGACAATTTGAAAAAGATCTGACGATGGCTCACGGTGTATTGCCAACACCAAATCTGCATCGTATGCCAACTGCTTACTCCAAGCAACTTCTTCTAATTCCGGTGGTCTTTCAGAATGTCCGTCAGCCATTGTTACGGCAGCAACATCTATTATTGGCACAGCGTTCTTAACAGCAAGGCGTTTAAATGCCTTAGAAAGATTCTTGGCTTTTTCAGTTTCGGTCTTAGCACCGGATGCATCATCAAATAAGCTATGATAATCAAGAATTACCATATCTGGATGATACTGATCAATCTTAGCCTGCACCATCATTTGATCTGCGGTTTCAAGCCCTTCTGATGTTATAAGATGAATTGGGTGTTTGCCTTCAAATGTTTTTTCTGCCCATGCTTCGTAAGCGTCTACAATTTCAGCACTCGCCCGAACAAGGTCAGTGTTTGTAAAATGACCTTCTCCATTGCTTAGCAAAGTATCCAGGCGTTGCCCCTCTTGCTGCTTGTTCATTTCAAGAGAAATAATTAACGGTCTGTACCCGGCCCTCCAAGCATTTGCTGCAAATAGTCTTGCAAGAAAAGATTTGCCTACGCCTGTCCATCCAAGCAACACAATAAAGTCACCCGGTAGCCAGCCCCCAAATGTTCTATCTATAACAGTAATCCCGCTTGGGATACCCATATAATCTTTTTCTGGGCGCTCCGAACGCTCACGTAGGTCTTTTGCCCTATCTTGCCACTCAGCAGCAAGATCGGTATCTTTAAGACTGCTAGAGAACTTATACAGCCTTGATGTTTGCTCCATCAAAAAGGATAGGGCATCTTTTGCACCAAGTTCATTCAAGATATTATTTGACTTAGAAACTATCATTCTTGTCTGATAGGCGAGTGATTCCTTTTTGGCTTCATTAATATAATACTTCAGGGGTTCTGGCGTTGCAACAAAATCAAAATCAGGAAAATGGTGCTTTATAGTGTCTTTAGATGGGGTCTTTTGATGCTCATCGTGGTGCTTAACAATAAATCCCCAAATGTCCTTATACTCCAAAAAAACATTTTCTGCACCCTCAGTTATTGCATCAATATAACTTCCGCTATCAACAATAGCATTTAAAAGTCTTACCTCGTAATTCACTCCAACTCCATTCTCTTTTTAGTTTCCTTGACCATAAATATAAAATTATCACGAGACTTTTTTTCTAAAATCACATGATCAATATATTTTTTAGATTGTACGGCAAAATCAAAAACAATGAAGGGGCCGGGGTTTACTTTGACATATTCATCGATTGCATCAAATAAGATGTCAATCTCATAAAAGTCACCCAGCGCATCACAAACTTGCTCTTGCCGAGGAGTATCTGGAACAAATAACTTACTTCTTTTTTTGCAACAACTTATGAAGTGTTGAAGAACTTCTTGACCAGTTAGAGCGCTTTGCATTTGTCACCCGCTTCCATGTTTTATTTAAAAAATCCCATTCCGATATACCAGCATTTACACCCACATATACTTCTTGGCTTATTGCATTATTTAGGCATTCTGCTTTAACTGTACACACCGAGCAGCCTTTTTTAGCATACTCGATATGTTCTAGTTTATAAGATAACCAATAGAATGAGTTTTTATCTCCTAGGCAAACTGCAGACTTTTGCCAATCACGACTGCTTTTCATTGTCTAATTCTTGCAATTTCGCTTCAATTTGTGAGTCAATTGACTCCCAAAGTTTTTTCCAAGCATCTTCATCATCAAGAGATTTTGCAGTGGTTCTTCCCCCAGCGTCTAGCCTGAGGGACTCGTAGTTGCCAAGATTCTTGGTAATTCCAATTGAGGCCCAGATTTCAGTTCCATTAATGTCTTTCATATATCTCCTATTTGTGTAGCTTGACTTTTTGGTTTAATGATTTTATTTTTGTTATAACAAAACCTTGAGATTTATTAACTGGTCGCCCCTGTACTCTACTGCCAAAAAATTCAACAATACCGTACACATCGGCTTCCTCGTAATATCTCCAGTTTCTGTAACCCTTATAATCATCTCCAAACTTCTTTGGCGATGGAATAAGATTTTTCTTTTCATACTTTCTCAGCGTGTTCGGCTGTCGGTCAACAATCTTAGCAACTTCTCCCACCGTATAAATGCGTTTCAGCAACAAATCTGAAGATTTGATTGGAATTTCAATTGAAGAGTCATCGTGAAGATTTAAAAGTAAAATTTTGTTTGATGTTTTGCTAATTTTTTTTACTTTGACAAAATGATTTGCATATTGATAAAACTTATTTGTAATAACTCTATTCTGAAAGAGCATACCTAACCGCCTTTTGTTTAAAATTAAACCCTTTTAGAATTGCGTTGAATTGGTTAATTTCAATATCAACTCCTCTAGCACATCCAATACATGTAAAATCAATCCAAATTTTTTTGCCAGCATAATATTGACTACCGGCAAACATTTTATTATCGCAATGCTGACAACGTATATCCCTACTCCTTACGCAGTAATATGCATTTAAATCTGGAATGTCAATTCTATTTTTCATCATCTAACCAACAATTATACTCTGCTGTTATAATCCCCTTTTCTGGGTGGACAAATACCAGCGATTGCGAGGGTCTTCCTGCTGAAGCCAGGGTTTCTGCAGCATATGTATTAACAGATTCTGGGCTTCCTGCAATTCTTAATTGAACAGTATTAAAAGTCATCTTTGTTGGGGTATGAAAATGACCAATATAAATGTCATCAAAATCCTCTTCTACAGCCCCAATCTTCCAGCCATACGCTTTCTTTTGAAAGGCATAAAAAGACGAAAAACTTTTAAACTGATCGCCGTGACAAAGTAATGCTTTGTATTGACCAACTTTATCAATTGCATACCAATGTCGTTCTCCACGACCATCTGGAATAATGAATTTGATTCGGGGCTCTTTCTCAAACATTAACTGAGTAATACGGTACAGCATCCTGTCTCCGTTTGTTTCTGGGTCGTGGTCTCTGCTTGTCCTACCACCGATTCTACCGTGATTACCAATAACGCCAACAAATGTAACCTTTTCAAAATTTTCAAGCATTATATTAATAAAATTTTTCATTATTCTTGGACCATCTACAGTAATTTGCCTATACAAACCACCATCAACCAGAAATGATTGCCCCGGAAATATAAGTTCACCCTCAATAAGATCACCAAGAGCCCAAATATGAAGTTCATTTACTGGGTGATCTTTTCTTTGGATATTTGTAAGTTGTATAACTTTTTCTGCAAACTTGTAGATTCTTTGTTCACAAATTTGTGAATTATAATCTGGTGTAATCTTAGACAGTTGCCAGTCTGATAAAATTGCTGCCGCTACTTCTTGTGACCCTTTAGCCTTGCTTAACTTTGGCTTTGGAATCTTAACTTTCTTGGAAGAATCAATATCTTCCTTAACGGCTCTAAAAATAGCATCAACAAAATCGTCACTTTTGTCTTTAAGTTTTTTATACTCAGTCAAAAGTTTGGAATAAGCAACTTTTAATTCTGCATCTGTTGCGGGGACTTCCCCAGTTATTGGGCTTGCTGGCACTTCAAATAAACCTTTCTTTCTTCTAAATTGACATAAACCACTGATATCGATTGACCTACGACATTCTTTATCAGCGTATTTTTGGTTGGCGGTCTTGGGTTCAAATTGCTGGCTACACCCCTCCGCTTGGCATATTTTCATAAGGATTTTTCACCTCCGGCGAAAGGATATCATATTGCGACGAATAAAACGGGGCAATTTCATTTTTTTTGATTGATATTTTTAGCAAAGTTTCTTTTTCTTGTGTGTGGCTTATTGGCATAAGCCATCTCACGAAGTTTTTTGCGATGATCATCTGATAGGTGGGAACCTTCTTTATGGATTGCGCTGTGTTCTTTGTGTGAACACAGAAATAGATTATCAAGCCTATTATCTATTTTAATTTCATTAATGTGATGGACCGTTTCCCACGCTTGTAAAAATCGACCTAAATAGTCTTCCATAACTAAACGATGTTCATAAGTATAACCACGAATATTTTTGGGATGATCTGGTTTTAGCACCCGGACATATCCTTTATCATCAATATATTTTCCACCACGATAATTTGGACTGCCTTCACCAGTCGGCGCTTTATCGTTCCATTTGACATCTTTGCGTTGAGAGGCAAGTGTTGGTTTTCTCAGGCGATTCCCCCGATATCTTCAACAAATAATTGCAAAGGAGCCGTTGCAGATGTTGGAATAATGTAACTTGGTGCATATGCTGGCGATGCACCCGCAAATCTAGTTACTGCTGCAAAATAGGATTTATTGGTTGAGGCAGATGAGCCAGTTTGCTTAACAACAGAATATGTGCCAGCTCCAAACCTGCTATCGTAAGCATCACTACGAAGAGCAATGTTTGCAATCGTTGCTTGCGAAGCAAGCGTGGCGACATTTATAAATGCAAAAATAGGCGGAGTGAAAGAAACCGTATGCAATGTCGTATTTGCTCCACCATGAGTCCCTTCATGCAGTGAGATTTGATAAAAAGAATCTTCAGCACCTTTTGCATCTATTTGAAAACCAGTAAAATGTAAAGTTATTCGATAATATCTATTTGCATCAATTGTTACTCGATTATCTGCATTACCACCAGTAGAAAATTCATCTTTTAGAGCAATAATTTCTGTTGTTGAAGAAAAACTTGATATTGAGCCGACTTGATCAGGATTTGATTTAATCTTTTTAAGACCCTGTGGAGAGTCATCCGTTGCTTCTTTAACTTGCTCAATGTTGGTGGACATCTGCTGGAGCCTTTCTCCAGTTAATGGGCTACCATCTGTCCAAGATACTTGAGAGTAGTTTTCGTATGCCATTTAACTATTATACCCCAAACGCTGCTCTAATGCCTGCAATCTTTTATTTAAATCTACAATGGCTGCTAGTAGATGCGGAATCATTTTTGCATAAACAACTTGATAATACCCTCCTGGGGTTTGAGGGGCTTCTACAAATTCTGGGAAATTAACCTCTAATTCATCCGCCATAACACCAACACTATGTTTGCCTCGAAGCCAAGAACTGGAAATGTCTTTTTTATAATCAAATTCATAGATTTTTGTGTTATAAATTTTTTGCAATACATCAGGAGTAATTGATTGAATATTTTCTTTTAATCTTCTATCTGAATCAAAGCCAGACGGGATAAAGAATGGTCTAACATACAGGTCATTGTTGACTACACATGTCAGCCTGCCGGCAGCGTTACTCCAACCAAACGCTATTCCAAATCTTTCCCCAGCAAGATTTTCTGCTTTGTAATAAACACCGGTTCCTCCAGCTCTAATCATATCGTCAGATTCAATTTGTCCTCCAGATGTAATCTTATCGCCAGATTCAATTTGTCCACCAGATGTAACTGTACCGGCAGAATGAATTGCTGCTCCTGAAATTATTCCTGTAGCATCAATATTACCACCAACAAGACTAATTCTTGAAGTGATTGCATCAAGAACTATTGAAGCTGGAGTAATTTGTGTTACTGTTGTACCAAATGCACCATTTGAGGAAACCTCAATCATCCCCCAATACAATTCTGTTCTAGCAAATGTGCTGCCTCCGTAAACAAAAGGAGTAAGGTAATCACTAATTGGTTTAATAATAGTTGCTCCATCGGCACTGGCAAATCCAATATTATCAGAATTTATTGTCCACCCCCCAATATTTCCACTATTTGAAAATAAATCTCCATTGCTTTGAACTTGAAAAGCCCCGCTTCCGCTAAAAATCGAGCCATCATTTGGATTGATATAAATATCAGAACCGAGTCTTACAACTTGTCCGATGCCTCCTATTGGTACAGTAGAAACTCCATTTTCTCCATTTAAACTAAAACTATCAGCATCCCAATAATTATCTTCATCGATAACAACTTCATCGGTAGCAACAGTACCCTCAATAATAACATCTGTACCAATTCTTACAATGCCACCAGCTGTGCGAATACCAGTATTACCACCAAGCTCGAAGCCATCAGCATTCCAAAAATTGTTTGCATTAATTGCGAGTTCAGCAGCAGTAAGATTGCCTTCAATGACAACATCTGTACCAATTCTTACTTGATTACCGCTTGTGTAAATACCAGTATTACCACCAAGTTTAAAACCATTTGCATTCCAAAAATTGTTTGCATCTATTGAAAGTTGTCTAAATACGGAATCGCCAGCATATGTTATAGCCCAGCCCTGTGTGCCAGTTGATGTTATAATACCATTTTCTGCAATTGTTCCATCAAAGTTACTGCTTCGTATAACATTGTCAATTAAAACAAGATCTGCAGATAATTCGGTTGCCGTAACACTGTTGGCAATAAGAATTCCGCCAGCAATAGATCCTGGTTGAATATGTATACCAGCGTCTTTATGAAGAATTTTAAAAATTTCAGTTCTTATTGCCGGAATAAAACCTTGATTATACCTCTGATTTCTGAGTTCGTTTCTCAGTGGCGTTGAGCCTCCTTCTGGCTGCCACTCAAAATCAAAAATAGAATAGGCTGACATGTCAATGAGGCTTGAATCAACCCCATCGTGGCTATGACCACCGCCAGGGTAAAAATATATTGCAGCTTCGCCAATTATCATCAAGAAACCTGCCTTAATATCATTTGTTGACTAAAATTATCACCAATTGATCTACTATATGATATCACCCAATAGTCTGTATTTACAATACCAAGAGATGTTAGATTAGATATTCTAACCCGGTCCCCCAATTGAATTTTTGGAATTAAAATAGTATTTACATTTAGTATTGGAACTGGAATTTGTGTTTTTTCAATAATAAAATCTGCTATTTTTTGAGCGTGAATTGCATCACTGATGAAGGTGCTTTCAATAGTTACATCTTTCAATCCAAATTTTTTAATACTATCTGCAATTGATTTAGTTTGTGATTTAATATCGCTCTTTTGATCTTCAATTTCAACAGCAACTCCAGCAATAGATGTTGCATATGGGTAATTAGTTAATCTATCTATGCCAGATAAAAAGACAATTCTACCGTGATCAACATTTTCCGATGCGGAAATAATTAACTCTGCCCCATAGGAATATGGAATAAACTTATGAATCTCTATTAAATTTGGCTCATCTATATCAATTGCTGTAATGAATGGAGATTTAACATTAAAGGCCGGCGTTTTTTGATATTGGACATCGTAATACTTAACTTCTCTTATCTTTAAATAATTTAAAGACCCATTAGCATGATAAATACTGTGTGCGGCTGGAGTTGTTTGAAAATGCCCTCTTTCAAGGGACATAAACGCGCCACCCCTTCTTTCATTGTATTTAATTATCTCATTATTGATTTTAATATACCCAGCATCTGGAAATGGAATATTTGTATTCAAATTATCTTTATATTCACTATAATATGCAACATTAGCATTTGCTGTAAGATTTGAAGTTAAAAGAACCGCTGTAACGGTTGTATCACTGTCGGCTACCCAAAGAGCCTGCAGTCTGTTTGTTGCTTTTTGCAAATTTGATATTGGAACAGTGACTTTATTGCATTGAAGTTGAACCGAATATGAAGCATCAATAATATTTGTTGAATCACTCATATTGGCTTGAATATTAGAATGCTGTTCTATACTCGGTTCAAAAAATCTATAATAATGTTCGTAAACAGCATTATTGAATTCATTTATATAAACCCTGCCTAATTCTGCAAAGGTTATATCATTGAGTAATTCCCTTATTGATCGATCATTGCCATACAAGAAAGCAAATCTAGTCAATGGTTGAATTTTGGCTTCCGCGTATCGATTTTTAATGTCTTTTGTTTTTAAACATGTATTGTAAATATACAATTCGTCAGCCGTAAAACTTCTTATTGTTGCGGGCGCTGACTCACCAGTATTTGCAACATAACTAGCCCCTCGACCCCCAATCGTGATATCTCCTGTAAAACTAATTGGAGTTCCCGTAAGGACAACATTTGATTTTAAATCTCCATTAACATAGTAAGACATTGATGTTCCATCGTATGTGGCTGCGATGTGATGAAACGTATTATTCTGAAGAGCAATATTGGAAGATGCCGTTTCGGTAATTACAGTATTACTTGATAGCGTCTTGATTTTAAACCCGTGTGATGTTGAATTGCTGTACAATTCAAATCCGTTAGTTGGAGAAGAATTTGACCAGGTGCTAATATACTCACCATCATTACTAAATGAGGAATTACTAAATTTACCAAAAAATTCAACAGACCATTTTCCGGTATAGAGAGAAGCATTGCTATTTGTAAAATTATAACTTTCATGATTTGGAATTCTTATATAGGCATTAGATTCCAATAAAACAGATTTATCAGTGGATATATTTGAACTTAAATTTAAGCCACTCGCTTGAGATAGTTTTGGATCATTAATATAAATCCCATTATTTCTCATTAAATATGCGTCAGCTGTTGCAAAATTATTTGATCCATTTCTAACACCAATGCTGTCCATTGGAACAATTGTGACACACTCCGCTGCTGTAACAATCGTTTCAGCGGCAGTCGCTGTTATAAATTTATACAGCGCTATAGAAAAACTTGATGAACCAAGAGAATTGTTGTGTGCATGATAAAATTCAATTCTAATTTTTCTTGGAACACCGGCCGTTAGATTAACAGTTGTGCTTTGTAGCCTGGTAATTGCCTCATGCATAAAAAATTTATTTAATATTAAAACATCATCTAAATAGACTTTTACACCACCGCTTTCAATATAGATTACAATGGCTTGATTGCCACTGCTTCTAGGAATATAATAGCCATCAAAAACCCCATTAAAGTATTCAATATATGTGTTATTATCCTGACCAACAAAAGAATAATTTGACAACTGTAGAGCATTGGATGTGTTTGTAGAGATGTTCTTAGACAGATTTACATATGTTGGACTAACAAAAGTTGTTTGCCCTAGAGCAAGATCTAATTTTGTTAAATTCTTATCTAACGCATCAGCCAAAATATCTTTAACTGCAATAGTATTTTTTTTATTAGTTGGCATTCCCCAAAATCTTGCCCGAAGCCCAGATGAAGATATTAACTCATTTCCACTTCTGTCAACGCTTTCTTCTTTAAAATTATAGCCAGCTATTGCACCACGAAGTATTGCACCTCGCCCAAATGTATTTAATTTTTCAATATTTGCTTTTGGAAAATTTGATCTTAATAGCAAAGCCTCAACTGCATCTCCAACATATGAGTTTTGCTCAAGAAAGCCATATTTAATAGTTGACTCAGTTAGATATTTTGTCCAATCTTGCATGCTTGCACCAACAGCCATATCAGAAGATTTTGCATCCCATTCATCAATGTAAAATGTTCCACTCTTAACATACTCATATATATCAAATACAACCGACGACTCTATAGAATGTGACGCTGGAGAAGATCCAGCATATCCCCTGGTCACAACATTTAGAATATTGGGTTGCGTTGTCCCCGAGCATAGAATATATTCTTCTGATTGATTATTATCATCCAATATGACAACAAAGTTGTTTCCGGCCCCGCCAGTAGGAAAAATGCTAATATCGTTAACAATTAACGATGTTGCTGATGTGTTTGCACTGGCGGTTAAAAATGTTGTTAACTCTGTATTATTAATATAATCCTCATTTGGTTTTTTAATTCTCCAACCGCTATATATATCAACCTTTAAATCTTTTTTCATATATTTACCAAATTCAGAATTATTATCAAAAACATTAAATTTTTTTGTTGTATTGTCAAAACTAATACTGGCGGAGGAGGTTTCACTGCCACCAATTGGCAAGCTTGTTTCATGTACATCTCTGGTTCTATTTAATGATACAGACATTACATAATTTGTCATATCCTCTTCATATAACGGGACAATCTCTTGTATTCTTGCATAATCTTGTGGATTTTTTGTGCTACGAATATAGCATCTAATCCTTGCAACATTCTGTGTTGATAAAGCAGTAGTTATTAAATGATCTTTATAATAAGTATTTGGTAAAATTACACCAGTTTGATTTGTTATTAAATTATTAGAGCCATCATAAACAAATATTTCATAGTTTGAAATTTGCCCATAATATTCTGATGTTATCACCCTAATCTTATTGACTTTTCGAGTAGTAAAAGCCATATCAACATATGGGTCTACAGCAAAACCATAACCTGTGTAGGTATTGCTGGCTGAGGAACTGCTTTTAGACCCCGACCACCATCCAAACTCTAGATTGCCACCAATGCGTGAATTAGCAAGGTCTGACGTTGTTAAAGATGGCATGGTGTACCAAGTGCCATCTGCTTTTATAATATCGCCATTAACATCCTTAGCGCCCGCTACACCCCATGTAAACGACTGACGCTCGTTCCCGTTAGCAACTTCAGATTTAGAAAAATAAAACCCTATACTTGGATAACTGGTATTGGCATGAGAGTCGTTTGTTGTAACGACTAGATTATCAAGGTGTCTGCTATCTAGCCAAGTTACAACAATTTTTGGTTTAATTTTTTGAGCTTTTGCAGCAATCGCAGTGTTAAAATCTGTAGACAGGTCTTTACCGTATTGGTCAACTGTAATCATCAGACCTCCTGCAATGACATTGAGCAGTCAAAATAGTATACATTATCAATCAAGTCCCGGCGGATTAAATTCTCTGAATAGTTGGTAATAAGAACATCAACATTTTCTTCGGTGTACGGTGTCGTACCAGCCTCATCCTGTTTTAAAATTGTAAGCGTATGAACATCACCGTCTTTTGATTTTTTATTTAAAAAGTCTCTTGATGCTCTTAAATCAACAGTTTTATTTTCATAATTTGGTATAAAACTCCATTGGAGATTAAATGTCCTCTTAGCCGCTGAGTTTGCCGATGCATTTTTATAATATCTAGAAGCATCACCCTGCCAGTTTAAATTTTCAATAAATACCGGTGCTGCAGAAACATCTAATTTTCTATTTTGATTTGTCAATGGCACTCCATCTAGAACTAGTAATGATCTTATTGAAGAAAAGTCAACAGTTGTTGTTGAATTATATACAACAGCAGTATTGCTAAATTTAAGAGTTTGAACCGTAATTGACAGATTGTTAAATAGTTGATTAATTTTTGCTACCATCAAAACAACTTTGCCAACAACTATAAGGTTTGAATTGATATTAATTACAGATGATGCAAATTTAATTCTTTTCGCAATTGTTGTTACTGTTGCAGATGGTGTAATTATAGATGCGGCAAATGAATGTTTCTTAATTGTTGTAATTGCATTACTTGTAACATTAATCGCAACTTGAGCTTTCAAAATCTCTTGTGCGATTGCTGTAGTTGATGTAACACTTGAAATTGATGTAGAAGCAAATAGAATTTCCTTGGCGATTACTGTGGCATTGGATTGAATAGAAATAGCAGATGAGGCCATTTTCAATCGCAAAGCAGTAACGATTACATTTGAACTTGAACTTGTATTAGAGGCGGCAAGTAGCAATTCTATTGCTTTGACAACAACATTTGAATTTGCAGAAATTATAGAAGCAGCAAATGATGTCTTTTTTATACTTACAATAGCATTTGAATTTGCAGAAATTTGTGTTGTAGCAAAAGCATTTTTCAATATTGAGACTGTAAGGCTTGAATTACTAGAAATTGCTATTGATGCCCGCCTTATGCCTTGGCCAAGAGTAAGCGTTGCGCCATTAACATTAAGCAAAGCACTAGCAAATACAATTCTTTTTGCTACAGCAGTTACGCTGCTTTGAACTGCAATATTAGATCTAATTTGTAATGTAAAGTTTACATTAATTGAAGATGTAATAGAAATGATACTGCTGATTTCTTTACTTTCATCTGGGGTAAAAAAATCTAGTCCGGGCTTAAGTGGTTCAGAAAATGAATAAAAACCAAAAGTCATATTATGCCTCTGATAGAGACATTGTTACATCATAATATGCGCATTGCCCAGGAATGTCTCTCCTGATTAATACTTCTGAATACGAATCAACATGCACTATCGTATTATAGAACGGTTTTGCTGGATCTAACTTAATTGACAAAGATACACTTGATGGAGTTCGGGCAAGATCATAAAAAAAATCCCTTCCTTTTCGCCCGTCAATTGTTTTCTCTTGCTTATCGGGTAAATATTTAAATGATAGATTATATAAATTTTTATTATTTTTTATAAATCTTCTTTTATTGCCATTTGCTAAATCTAAATCAACAGAATTGAATTTATTACTAGAATTAAAGGTACGACCGTGCTCTGTAACCTGCTGTCCATTGATTACAAGAAGATGTGTAATTCCGGGTTGTTGATTTTGTATAGTCATTACATCCCCTGATTAATTCCATT